CTGGTAGTTATATAAGATAGAGGACTTCCAGTATCCCCTGAGACGCTCTGAGAGGCTCCTGTGAGGTCTGTAACCTCAATCTGTGTACCAGTATAGTCAGAAGAAAAGTCCGAAGAGAATTGATTTGAGGAGGTTACAACAGCATATCTTTCTGTACTACTTCTATTGATCCAATGAACATTGGCATCTGTATCAGTTTTATTGGTTATCTTTGCTATATGTTCTAATGGAGGTCTTTTCTTTAATCCTTCAGCTACTGTAGCTAACCCATTAATCTGTTCTTCACATTGAGATGCTAAACGTATACTAGGAGGTTGCTGTGATACACCATTAATTAGGTTAGATATTTGTTCTGATATTAATGCCATTGATTACCATAATTTCCTATATACTTTAGTAGTGTTCTGCATATCCAAAGTACCCCACCCTATATTATATCCTGATCGTTCACCCTCATCATCCATCAGGTCAGCATAAGCTTCTACTTCTTCTTGTCTATTAACAGTCTCTGCAGCAACCTGTCCCACCACTTCTGACTGAAAAATTCTCGAAGCCTTAGCCGTAATATACTGCCTTGCAGTTTGAGGCAAATCTTCAAAATCAAGAAGCTTGATGACCACCGCATCCGTAATAGAGCTAGACCAAGTAAACGTGTTGTTATCCAAGTCATAAACAAACATACTCCCTGATCTACCCCTCATTGTGAGTAGCTTTGTAGGTGAATATACTGACATAACATTGTTACCTACTGGCAGTCTATTATCACTATCTAAAGTTAAAGTCACATCCCACTCAGTATTAAAATGCCAACCCTTTTGCTGTACCTCTCTATTAACATCTGAGAGGATATTCTTGGCTGTTGTAACATCTACTGTAGTTACATTTTCAAGTGTAGATACTGCAGATTCACCAATCGCTCTAAGCATTGCATTGACTGCTTCAAGCTCTGAGGAGAGTACTAAACTAAAGTGTGACATTTAAGTTACCAGAGAGTGGGCTGTTAGTTGAGCCATACGACAAGTAAGGTTATCAGTAGAATCTACATTACCAATAAAGATATTAAGATAATCATTGGTAGCCATACTAGCAAACCCTGAGACTGACATAGGAACAGAATTAACTGTAGTAGCTGGAGAGAATCCACCTATCTTAGCACCAGTTACTATAGTTCCACCTTTAGTTACTGCCATAACTACTTCTTTATCCACAATGGCAGTATCAATTTCAATCATAGCTGATGCAGTAAAGAAAACATTGGCAGTTGGAGTACCTGTATATCTTAGCTGACCATCAGTATTCATATCAAATTCGTTAGCTGTAGGAGCTGTAGACAGTGTAAAAGTACCTGCAGTTTCTACCGCTACCATGTTAGTTAAACTGCTGGGTGTAACATTAGCTTGTCCACTAATCGTAGTACTAGACGCAGTACTTAGATAAATGCTACCTTGTTTAACCTGACAGGTTTCTATGAAATCCCTTAAGTCCTGTGGGGTTATACTTCCTGCAGCTTGACTGTCTTGAAATAAGTTAGTGACTAAATCACTGACAGTTCTGCTTGTATCAACCACTTGTTTTCTCCATTATTATAAGAATTAAAGTGGGAGCCTAAGTTACCCTAAGCTCCCACCTCTAATCAACTTTCTGTTACAGTCGTACCAGAACCTGAGCCCTGTACCGACATACTGAACCCACAAGTAGCAGCTACAGCAGTAGACATAGCTTTACCAGCTAGTCTTACCATAGCTTTAGCAGGAACAACAAAAGGAACATTCCCTGGAAATGAGAATGAACCTGTATTGTTAGCATTACCACCAGTAGCACTAACAATATCACTATCATTCTCTACTACTGTTACTTTAGCAATAGTACGCCAAGACTCTGAGTTAGCTACACCAGAAGACTCAGCATGAGCCACCTGAAGAGCAATCTCAGCCGTGCCTTGACCAGCAGCCACAGCATCTACATCATACCAGAAGCCATGAATGTAGCCAGTGTGACCAGCAGGAATTTTCCAAGTACAGTTTCCTGACTCTTTAGAACCTGCATCAATAACAGCGTGTACTCCACTACCAGTTACATCAGCGATAGTGATAGCACCAGCAGCAGCCAAACCAGTACCAGAGGTTGTAACTTCAGCCTTCTGGATAAAGGAGATGTTCTGCTCAGTCATTTCAACTTCAGTTGTACCATTCATCGTGATGACTTCAGTTGCCTGATTGAAACTATCATCAAGATATGTTACAGTGACAGACGTAGCTCCAGTAGAACCATCGTCATCTGCTGCACTAGCAGAGACTACATCAATGTCTGCACCAGCAATAACAGGAAGTACCTGGTCTGCATCAGTATTAGAAATCGTCTCGAAAGACGTACCAATAGTAGCATTATCAGCATAGGGCTGAACAAGAGTTACGTTAGTAACCGTGTTAGCAGCCGTAGCTAAGGATTGGATATTAGCAATATCAGTCATAATCTAATCTCCTTTCCTTAAGAGGTTTTGAATTCTACGCAGCCTTCAGGACGGATGAAGCCATGCCCCATTGCGTACTTAGCTACGATGATCCAACCTTGGTTTTTAATAGCATACTCAGTTTCTACTGCAAGATTCAACAGCTTAACTGTAGCCACAGAAGACTTGTGCATTACGAGTGCTTTAGTCGTACTGAAGTCACCATCATGCGTTGTAACCTGAGAGGAACTGATATTAGTAATAGGTAGATTGTTGGTCTTCACAATATGAATACCAGCAACCTTCATAACCTCACCTTCAGCATACACTCCACGTCCACCCCAGTCTCTATTAATCAAGTCTGTAGTTTCTGCCATGAGGTAATACTGAGCAGGACGAACATACATATACCTATCATTCTCTGGTACATTGTTTTCGTCAAGCTGTTCAGCAGCGTCAAACAAACCGCTACCAAGAGTAGAACCTGAAGTTCCATAAGAAGCATTAGTCAACACTGATCCACCATTACCACTTGTAATAAGCGTAGATGAACGTGCTCCTAAAACTCCCTGCTGAAGAACATTCTGATCCCATTGTGTACCAAGAGCAATACCTGCCTCTTTAGCATAGATGGAGCGAACCTCAAAGTGAGACATAGCTTCATCAAGGTTGTTTACAAAGTGATCTGCAATCAGCAAACCATCAATGGAAATTACCTTTTCATTCTTGTGGATGATTGTACCATCCAGTTCAATACCAGTTGTACCTGTATTGCCAGAACCATTGATATAAGCATATTCCGTAGCAGCAGTTTTCCAAACCAATGGGAACTGAGCACTAATACCTGAGCTGATACTACGGACAACGTGCTTATCCATAGTTACAGATGCTTGTTCAAAAGCCGTTAACACTTCACCAGCATAGACTTTTAGAAACAGTGCAGAAGAATCTCCGGCACTGTTAGCCTGACCAGTTCGTGTCATAGTCAATACAGGAGCAGTTGTATCCGTAACGGACATAATAAACTCCTTGTTAAATTAAAAAAAGTACCTAACAGTAATTGCTACATTCTTTCTTTAATTTTCAACTAGGAGTTATCAACCGCAGTTGGCTCCTGTCTACTACTTAAATACTTTATAGCGTCCCTACCCTAAGAGGATAAGGAGAATCATAGCCTTCCTTGTGAGAAGATATCTGATTGATCTAATTTAGACAATACATCTTGTCTATAAGCTGTATCATATTCATACCTTGGGTCTTTCATAGCGGCTACTACTTCAGCATTAGACCTGAAGACTTCTCCTCTTCCTTCAGGTTGTGCCTGTCTTCCACTATAAGTATCCCCTTCTTGACCCTGAATATTCTGATAGTCAGCTCTTAGTCCTTTAGCAGCTAACATAGCAGCATCTACACTACCTGAGTTAACTGCATTATCATAAGCTTGTATCTGTTCTTGGGTATAGTTATTCTTAGCCCACTCTACCATGCTAGAGTATTCAGCATCTCCACCTACAGAGTTCTTTACACTATCCCCTATCTGTTGTCCTAATGCCTTTTGTCCTGCAATATAATTATTAGCATACTCTCTAGAGATACCAGCTTCCTCTAGGTCTTGATAACTCTTATCTGATAGTTCACCATTAGTTGCATACTCTTGAGTTAGAGCAGTCATATCAATGTGACCTTCAGCCGTCTGTGATTGTGGGATACTTAGATCCTCTTGAACAGCAGCTTCAGGCGAATGAAACTTCTTCTCTAACTCATCATAACTTTGCTTTAACTTATCATAATCCCCACCAAACTTATCATCTACCATCTCAGGTCTATCGGTAGGAACCTCTTGTGAATCAACCAAGTTTAACATCTCTTGGTTATGTTCGTCTACACCTGTTTGATCTATTGGGTCACTACTAACTACCAGTTGGTCTGCCATATCGTTCTCCATAAGTTTCTTTTATTGTTCCATTACGCATCTGTATCTTAGTGTAAGTGGAAGGTAGAGACCCTGGAGTTCTTTGTTCTTTCTTTTGCTCTATAATCTTATTAACTACCTCTACATTTTTAAGTTCAGCTTTACTTGTAATGGAACGAGTTCGTTTCTCTTTTGTTTTAATCTTTTCTTTCTCTTCTGTATTTTTAGTTCTGGACATTCTGTTGCTGTGCTCCCTGTTTCATCATTTCTCCACCCTGAGTCACGGCATTAGGTATACCAGCTTTAACCATCTCAGCCTGTTGTTGCTGTTGTTGTTGTGCTTGCTGTTCCTGTTGCACCTGCTCTTGTGGTTTTATTAGTCCCTTCATGTCAATACCAAAGCCTACTCCCAGTCTCTTTAGAACATCTGAGACATTAGTATAAGTAATCACAGCTTCTGGACCTACTACCTGAGCAGCAGTCTGTAAGAAGGTTGCTAGTTTATTAGCATCATTACCTCTACCTAACGCTTCAAAGCCTGTAACAATGATAGGTTCTACAGTTCCTTTAGGTAACTGTGGTAGTTTCTTTTGTTTCTCTAGGCTGTTGATTATACGTTTAGCTAATGGTAACTGTAACTCATGTGAGAGTAAACTATAAATACCTCCTAGTGACGTTTCTAACTCGTTTGCCAAGAATCTGATTTCCTCTGCTGTAACCCTTTCTGCGTCTCTTTGGACAGCTTGGTTTAACAGGAATGCTGCTGCTAGTCTACGCTCTACAGACTCTAGGGTTTCTCTTGCTACCCTGAAGTCATTAAATTTCTCCATCTGTAGAACAGATACATCATCAGCCGTTCCCTGCCTCACCGCTAGGTTAGGAGCTTGGGATATTGTTTTTAACTTGGTTGTCCCGTTAGGACGTACTAGGAATATAGCTCTTGCTGCAGCGGCAGAACCCTCTAGGATAGCTTTAGATAATCCTTCAAGAGCTTTAAGATCACCAAGGTATTCTTCTACAAAACCTCTACCATAGTCCTCTCCATCTATCCTACTAAACCTGAGAGCAATGTATGGAGACTTTTCTTCTGGTAAGTCTGAGGAAGTATTAGGGATAACATGATCCCCTACCTCTTGGTGTACCTTAACTCTACCACCTGTGTTTTTTATTACTGTGTATAAATCTAATTCTTTTTCATCACCACTAGCTCCACTCCCAGTTTCTTTAGGAGGAGCTTGTTTAAAGATGTCCATGTATAACTCACGGCTCATCTCTTCTTTAATTATAATCTCTAATACTTTACCTTGAGGATCTCTTCTACAAGCGAACTGATCCAGGTGGAATACTCTTACCTTATTATCTTTACCTATATGTAGTATTACATTACCTGTAATAATGAGATGTCTAAGAGCTTCATGTATAGGAACACGCATTGCCTGAGCTTCTACTTCATCAGTTACTGCACGTTCCATAGAGTTAAGCCCCTCTTCTACTGGGGCTCTCTGTGCGTTCAGTTCTTCTAGAGTAAAGTCATCTATCTGAAACTTAAGGAAGGGAGAATTGGGAGGGAAGAGTGTCAATAAAAGTTTTGCTGCTAAATTATTTACTCCTCTAGCTCCTATACTTTGGAAAGGTGTAGGAAGCTCTTGGTTCTGTGCTCCATTTCGAGGTAAGATATAGGGGATTGTTAGTTCTGCTCCATCCCAAGCTCTATTTAAGAAGCACTGTCTGTCCTTACTTAATGTACTATATCTTTTAGATGCTGATTCTTTAAGCAAATTGTAATCCCTCTGAAGCAAATGATGACGTGTCTATACTAAGATCAGATACGTCTTCCTGTGTTAGTTTACGTTTCTTAGCCCTACGAACAGACTCAGCTAAACTGTAGGCTGCTTGTTTACCACCAGAACCTGTAACCGTTGATGGTTGACTGTTGTACTGTTGTTGTTGTTGTTGGTAAGCGTTGTAATACTCAGGTGTGCCAGGAGTAAGCTTACCTATTAACACTGAACTAGCTAATGAGGTAGCAGCATAACCAGCTATAGCTTGGGCAGAAAGATTAGCTCCAAAACCAGCAGCTAGATTAGCAGATTGAAAGAAGCCTTGAGTACCTAAGTTACTACCTACAGTACTAAGAGTACCACCAGGACCTAAACCACCCATACCACCAGTAACACCACCCATGAGTCCACCCATGAGAGCACCACGTCCTACATCCTGTCCAGTAATAGCTGACCCTACTGCACCAGTAGTTGCTCCAATGGCTACACCTATAGCTATAGGTACTGTACACATAGTCTAACCTATGTTCAAACCAGTAGGACCACCAGAAGTTCTAAACTGTGTTTTA